ATCAAATATTAGCTCTGGAAGGATCCCGTTTCGACAACTGGGCAACCATCGACTTGAAGTCTGCATCTGACTTACTTAGCGTTAAGCTAGTTGAGTCAGTGTTTAGACATCATGGTCTTTTCTTTGACCATATGATGGATTGCCGTTCTACTGGAGTGTATTGTGACCTTGCGGAAACAAAGCACCTCGGTAAATTTGCCGGAATGGGGAACGCCTTAACGTTTCCAGTTCAGTCTATATGTTTCGCTGTGATTTCACTCGCAGCGATACTAGACTACCAGGGGCTTTCCCCTACTTACTGGAACCTAAGGCGAGCGTCTAGGTGTATTCGCGTCTATGGCGATGATATCATCGTCAAGCGCGAGTACGCTCATCAGGTAGTGAACTGGCTTCATAACGTTGGCTTGTTAGTCAACGTGAAGAAGAGCTTCCTTGAAGGTAACTTTAAGGAGAGCTGTGGTGTTGATGCGTTTAGAGGAGTCGACGTGACCCCTCTATACCTTAAACACCGCCCAGATGATGGCGCTGCAGATCCTAGCATTATTGCTGGCCTAGTAGCCCTTTCAAACACAATGTGGATGCAAGGACTATATTCGGCTAGCACCTGCTTAAAGGATGAAGTTGAAGAGAGATTAGGAAAAACTCTTCCTCTTGTATCCTCTAAGAGTGGTTTGCTAGGGTGGCATACTCGTATTGATTCTTCTTCAGCACACAAGTGGTGCCGAAGAACTCAGCAGCTCTTAGTCAGAGCTCCTGTGTTGAAAACCCTGAGGAGGGTTGACAAAATCAGCGGGTATGCTGCACTACTCAAGCTACTCTGTAAGCCCGAAAGGGTTATAGAGTATGGATCAGCCGTGGTAGACTGGTCCGATCGTATCTTTCCCCCACAGGGGGAGGATAAAGATCATTTGAATAGTACACCGGTTCGGGGTAAGACCCGAATCAGCATGCGCTGGGTGCCAGTGAGACCTAGTCACACTGGATTACCTTGTCAGGTTTGATCCTGATATAAGGCAGAGACGGCACAATACCGGGATGTGGATCCCTTGCGGGTCCACACTAGTTCTTTCCCATTTCTTGGGCAAGACCCGAGTATGCTTTTAGTCGCG